AGCGATGTATTCAGGGAAGAACCTGGAATCACTTGGGCGTGCCTTTTCTGTTCTTTATATTTCTTCTTTAGCTTTTCCAGTATTTTCTTGTGTTTTTGTTCCTTCTCTTTTTCGTGTTCCAGTTCTAGTTGCCGATTGAAATCAGGACCACCAAACATTCCCTTATCTCTTAGGTAATCGTGAATCTGATAAAATATCTCTGGAAGATTCGCTTGCTTGTGAAGATTTGATACTCTCTGCATTTTAAACTTATCAATCATATCTTTTACAGCAGCATCAGCGCTGGGGAATTTACCATACGCCCTTGCTGTTTCACCAAGTGGAGAGTAGAACCAAGATTTATGCTCGGAACGATAATCAACCCAACCGATTACCCTACCATCAACTACAACACTAAAAATATCGCTACCTTCACGAACTGGATCTAATCTATAGTCGGGAAGTTCTTGAGCTACTTTCATCAAAATATCTAATCTCTTATTTGATGCATTCTTCTCCATGAACTTTATTTGTGTCTTACCACCATGTCCATGAATCTTCTCAACATCCTTAATATTGTTAAATAGCGTGATTGACGATGTTGCTGTATCCCACTCCATTACAACCTTACCACTAGGAAGAACTACACCATAAGCAACAACACCAGTTCCTGAAACACCAGTCTCGTCTTCTATGCGATCAACATAGAATGGCTTCAGTTCTTTAAGCTCTTCATTCTTGGCTGTCTTGGTGAATTTTTTGATTCCAGCATTCATAGATTTTCCTTTTCCACACCCCAATTCAATATACTTGGCATCTGGGTTGTTTGGAGTATTAAAATAAATATCTGGGGTACAAGAAATCAGCTCTAGTTCCCAACGCTGTCTTCCCGCATTATATTTCTTCATGAAATATACGAATGATTGTCCAAAACGAGAGCCGTAGTCTTGGTCTGGTGGAATCCTCTCAAATATAGTTGTAATCTTGGATTCGAAGCAATTCTTGTCATACTTGGCACCCCGTTCAGCAGATTCTCGGAGGAAGTGAGGGGTATAAACAACCACAAATGGCTTACCTTCTCGGGTTCGTTCTTTTTCATATTTTTGGGCTTGTTTGGTGAAACCCTTTAAAGCACCTATTGGAGACGAGTTTTGGTATCCAAAAGGAGCAGGAATAAAAGTAGCAGGTAGAGATGTGAGTGGAGTCTGGGTACTCATATTCTCACGAGCTTTGCCAGAATTATTATCAAAGAATTCCACAGGAGCAATTGGATTTGGACCAAGTGTCTTTTTCTTTTTCTTAAGGAATAATTTCATAAACTTTTTTATCATCTGGGACCTCTGCGATTACTACCACCATTTCTCACTATTGGTTTCATAGAAGAAAGACCAGGCATTGGCATATTTCTATTTCCAGAAAAACTAGGTACATCCATATTATTAAATCCCTGTGTTTTCTGAAACATATAGCCTGTATAAGCATAAACGAGGGCACAAGCACCATCAACTGGTTTGCTTGGTCCTTGCTTTCGATATTGTTTTTTTACCAAACCAGAACCTGCCGAAGAAGATACTATCTCAATATTTGAAAGATGTTGCATCAACCATTCCACCCTTATTGGTTCTTTATATGGGAAGCAAAATGCCTTTTGCTCGAGCATCTGGTCATAAAACTCCTCAAATACCCGATGCTTGTCTATCGTGATTTGTTTTGCACCCTTATCAAATCTATAAGTTGTTTTACAATTAGCACTTGATACCACTTCCAAAACTCTATCAGGATATTTGTCTTTTAGCATTTGATTTTGGACATGTCCTGCTCCAAAGTCACATGCCACTATCTTACAATTATACAAGCGAATCCAATTAATCATATCTTGGATTTGTCCCTCTGGACCTATTACACTTGATTGCTCCATTCTATGAGCAAATTCTAGCTTAAATTTTCCTTGGGGTAGTTTCGACAAAACTGTAAATACTGTATAACCACCCATACCCTCATCGTCTTCACCACTGATTCTTTGTCCCCAGTCTATCCCTGCCCAAGTCATTCTATCTTGGATATTTATACTAAATCGCCAGTCGGCAGTATTGGGGTCCATTGTAGTTGCCTCTACTACCTCTGCAAACGATGGACCAGTTTCACGACCAGCATAGAAATCACCCATTACTTCGTTTGCGAATGCTCTTGCTGTTTTAGCACGAAGTTTTTCATCTATTGATTCACGAGTGATGCCAGGAATCAAAAGTTGGTCAATATGATAACCCCTATTTATTCCCTCTGGATTGTGTACAACCCATTTACCACCTTTCGTTGCTCGTCTTTTATCCATCTTTTGACGGCAACCCCTACCATCTCTATCACGACACTCTACTAAATATCCTTCAACAAAATTTGTATCAGTCATTTCTCGAGCAGTGCTATAGTTGTAGAACATAGGGAAGAAATGACCACAATGAATACACTTTAGATAATAGATTCTTTTATCAGACTTTTCCCAAAGAGCATGGAAATCTGAACTAACATCTTTGGGTGTTCCGAAATTTAGCTCAACTCCAAATCCTGACCTACCCAATTTGCTATGCGACAATGCTTCTTGGGTGTTTTCACGAGCAGCACGAGTTAAGTCCTGAATTTCGTCAAATAATACATAATCTAGAGAAATATTTCTCAACCGGTCGCCTGTTTCACCTGCACCCTCTATTACAACGAAGTTTCCATTTCTAAATGGTTTTTGTGTTACAGAACCATCACTCTCAAGTAATTTCGCAATTCTACCATTTACCGACTCTGCTACTCTTGGAGAAAATGCCATCTTACTATAACGACGGGCTTGCTCAATTTGTGGGAAAGTATGTAATCCTCTAATGTGATTATGATTTCCACTGCAGGCAAAGTACAAAGAAATTGCAGACGCTGTAGTGGTCATTTCTACCTGCCGACCCTTCTTTACGACCACTGACTGCCCTTTGGGTCCAACTGCCTCCAAACAAATATAACGATAAATTTCGTGGAGGTAGTCGCGACCACAATTTGTTAGCATAAAAGGCTGACCTTCTATGGTCAGCATTTTTTCAGTAAATGCGACAGGGTCTAACAAAGCAAATTCATCTATCAGGTTGTCCATCAAGAGTGAAGTATTATTGCTGACCTTGATTTTTTTGCTTCTTCCCATTCTTACTCCAAATAAAAAGAGTAGATACACCAAACCAATGGTGTTCTACTCTTTACGAAATAATCGATACTTTTAGCCCCGATAAATTCGTGGCTTTTTGTTAGATTTTAGGGACTATTTATTTTGCTCTTTTTGCAACAGTACCTTCTGGAGTCTCAACTAGTACTATAATCCCCTTATCTGCAAGCTCGAGAGCCTTATCTCTATTGAGCACTGAACCTTCAAACTTGACACCCTCTTTCTCTTTAAGGCCTGTAAAAGAAGGATTCTCGTGCATGTCTTCTCGACGATTCAGATAAACTCTATCAGCAGCTGTAACTGCTGGTTTTTGGGTTTCTTCCTTGATAATTTGGTCAATGAGGTCTGCTTCTTCAGAAAGACCCCTCTCGTCAAGTGTATTGGCAATCTTCACGAGTTTCTCAAGGAGGGAAGCCTCTTTCTTCTCTTCTTTACACTCGCAAACCTCCTTACCACACTTCTCACACTTTACGCACTTCTCTTCAGCCTTCTTGGTGAATTTCTGAACATCAGAGCCTTGGACACCCTTTGGTTCCTTTGTGGCGACTTCCAGTATGGCATCCTTTACTTCCTGAATTGTCTCAACATGGGCATCTGCACATGGGCAGGTGGCCTTGATGTCTGTTTTCTTTACATCGTAGACACCCTCACCACCCTTACCAGGTGTTGAGACTTGTGTTGTTACTCCACCACCTGGATGGGCAACCTTTACTTCGTCTTGTGATGGACCTTGCTTGCTCTTATCCCAGTATTGGTCCTTATCCAGAGCTTTCTTGAGTAACTTCTTGCCTTCTTCAGTATTGAAAAAAGCTTCCACTACATTCCAATCCATTTGATTACCTCCTAAATAGTTGCAACTATTGGGTTGAAATAATATCACGAACGATATTATCTATTAAATCCGCTTCTTGACTAAACCCTTTCTTGTCAAGTAAATTAGCAATACGAACTAACCTTATCACATGCTTTGCAGCAAGCGATAACTCTAACTCTTTCTCTTCTTCTTCTTGTGGCATTTGAATTATGTCGGCCAACTCTTCTTCTTTTTCCTCGGGAACTTCGACTGGTTCTACTTCTGGCTTTTCAAGAACAGGAGCAGGAGCTGGGGCTAACTTGGGACCTTGTGAAAGGATGCCCTTCAAAATATCTTTCACTTTTTCTTTTAGGTTTGCTGTACCTTCATTTATGGCATCTTGTTGGTACTTTGCCTCAACTTGCTCCATTGAATCATATTCGTTACCTTCATCGTCAAACCACATATCTTGCATATCAACGAGTTGTCCTAGAACAACCTCTATTGAACGAGAGAACAAGTTTCTAGATGGGGGCAATTGTGCTTCTGTTTCTTTCCAAACAAATGTGGGCTTTTCTTTTGGGAGCTTTTCTTTAACAACTTCTTCTTTGGGAAGTCCCTTTTCTGGAATCCAGAACAAACCGCCCTTATCCAACTTTGTCATGTCCCGCTCTTCATCATTAATGTCATAGCTTTGTTCAGAACCAAGATGCATGACACCAATACCTGGATTTTGTTTCTTATCTGCAAAAGCAGGAGAATTTTGAAGAACATTGTTAGCTAAATAAGCATTATTAAACATTGACTCTTTTTGAAGTTCAGTAACCTTTTCCTGAATCTTCTTCTTTGTCTCATCTTGCTTCATAGCTTCTTGTGAATTAACAGTTACGAAATCATAGTTCGGATTCTTCGGATTCTGTACATAAATCTTTGCGCCACCTGGTGGAGTGTATCCAGCAACATCTGCATATGTCTTTTTCGTTCCAGCAGGTACATCTTTTACTGGGTCTTCTGGCTGATTCCCATTGGGGAACTTCTTTGCAAGCTCTGCTATTATTTCATTTGTTACAGCAGCACGAAGATAAGGATAGGGATCTTTCATCAAAAAGAATGTAAGCAGTTTGTTGGGGCGTTGTACACCTTGAATAGAAGTGGTTCCTGTGTGATGCCCACCTGTACCCCTACCTAGTTTTCCTTCAATGTCAATAAATTTAATGTCTGTTACTGCTTCGAGATATTTCTTTTGAAGATTAGGAAAAGGTTTAAGACCTTCATAGAAGTCATGAATAACAGTTTCAGATGGAGAACCTTTTCTCTCCCTGGTTTTTTCAAGCTCTACTTCTTGTTTGTGTAGTAATTTGGTTTTGAGTCCTTCATGCTCGTAGCGTCCCTTACCGAGGAAGGCATCAACATCAAGCAGCTTTTGTTGGAGTTGGGGATTTGTTTTTGCTTGTGCTTCGAGTTCAGGATAAATTTGTTCTAGTCCTCGTATGAAGGTGTCCATGAGACCTTCCTTATCACGAAGAATCAAATCCTGAAGAATTTCATCAAATTTTCTTACACTAGAACGCCATACAGTACAACGAAGTGGAACATCTGGTTTAATGCGAGAATCAGTCTTTTTGGTTCCTCTTGCAATGTTCCAAACTTGGAAAAATCGTCGAGATGCTTTTTCGCGTTTTTCTGACTCCCAGCTCTCGACATCTTCCACCCACTTCATGGACGCATCCTGTGATTCTTTTTTCATTGCTTTACTCCCCTAAAAGCCGCTTTGTTAATTTGGATCTTTTTATTTTCCTCTTTAAAATATTAACTCTTGATACTAATGGCATTTGTTTGACTTCTTTTTGAGCTTTTACTAATCGATCAACACTATGAGTTACATGCCTGTTTTGCTTTTCTTGCGACATCTTTAACAAAACTCTTTCACGAATACGACGCCTTGAAGCATATTCAACCTTTTCAAGCTCTTTTGGATCAACAACACTGGCAACTGGAACTTCATTTTCCAAAACTTCTAGACTGTTCCATTCTCTCACGACAGGAAGACCAGCGGGTGATTTTAAATGAACTGTTACTGTTTCGTCTTCATTGTTGATTTCTATATTATCAACAATGTAAAAGCCAGATGTGCGAGCCTTGCTGGATTGTAGACTTATTACTTCACCTTTTAGATCTTTTAGTTTTACTTTGCGTTCGTATTGTGAAGATTCCCAGGCTACCCAAGTTGTTCCATCTTGGATATAAACAACTCGTCCATGTTTAAATTGTTGGGAATAAACAGCAGTGCCAACTTCCAACTTAATGGGTGCTGCTTGTTTTCCTGGTTCTGTTGGTTTATCTTCATCAAGACGAGTGCGAATTTCTTGTTCTTCGCGTCCCAGAATATGAACAAATCGGCTATTTCCAATAGCCTTTGGACCGTTACCTATGTAGTCTGAATCCTCATAAATAATATAAGGCTTTGAACCACCTGGATCGTTTTCGTTGACATCACGAATTACATATTTTTGTTCCCATTCAAATTCCATTACTTTTACTAGTACTTCGCGATACACGCCACACTTTGGACAAGTGGCTGAATTGATTTCAATGCGTTTATTATCAACAAGAATTAATTCATCATTGCCACAATTCCAACAACCACGACCACCTGTTATAGAAATACCAACTTGAATCTTATCAAGGTCGCGTAGCTTTTTAGCTAGCTCTGCTGGAGTTGGCCAGTGTCCAAGTTCTGTAGCGAGTTCTTGCTCAACATCCTTAACTCTTAACTCTTCAAGACGCTCTTTTTGAACCGTGCGTCTTTCTGTGCTTGTCCAGCGTCTTTTGTGTCTTTTTGTCAAAGGTTTAAAATCAGAGAAAGTACCACGATACTCTTCTGTGGCACGACCAACCTCTTCCCTAAATGCTCTATGTAGTGCTTCAAAGGGAACATTCTTGCTTTCCAAATAATTAATCTCACGCAGCTGTGGTTTTCCCTCGGCATCTTGTGCAAGCAAGGTATTGGGGAATTCATCATCCAAACGCATCTTTATTTCTTCTATAACCTCTTTGGCAAGTTCATCTAATGTCTTATCATCTGGATCAACACCAAAGCGTCTGAATTGATGTAAAACCATGTCTGTCAAAACACGATCAGTATAGTTCAATTTTGTTTCAGTTTTGGTAGCAACATGTGGTGGGTGAATACCGGGAGACGCTCTCAATGCTTCACGACCTAATTCGGCAGCAAGTTCTTGCTCTCTGCTTTGGAGAGAAGCACCTGGGAACTTTCGGTGGTAAGCATTTATTAAATTCTCACGATATTTACCTGCTTCTGTTGATTGATACTCAATAACGCCTTCTGGACTTCTTTCAACTCTTCCTAGTAACTCGTCAGCATGTGTTTCCAAATGCTCAAATGGAATAACACCCGGATTATCATTATTAATCCAGAGCTTATCATGACTATCACAAACCATACACTTTACATAATCACCATGTTCTGGGTCTGTACCTTGCGATGGTCGATGATAAACACCGCTTCCAAACTCATCAACAGCCTTATTATATAAGTCTTGCAATCCTTCTGGACTTAAGTGTTTCAGTTTTAGTTTTTGTTCTTCTTTGGTTTTGACACCCAACAACTTCTTTATAACTGAATTAAATTTTATGTTATTTTCTTCTACCTTGTGTTTTACTGATTCTTGCTCACTTTTTTGTTTTCTTTTCTCTACAAGACCCCTATATTCATTAGACAATGCCTCGATTTGGCTCTTCATTCCATTCCTAGCTTTTCTTTCAGCAATTGTCAAATCATCCCGTAGAATAGGCTTGGAATAAGTTGTCCCAGGTTTCAAGAACATGTGAATATAATGCTTTTGTAGTTCGCTAATTTCTTCAAGAATTTTTCGTTCTCTTGACTTTTCTTGTTGAGCTGGTCCTCTTTTGCCCTGTGGCTTTGTGGGAAACTTAAAGGTTGGACCTTTCTTGCGTGCTATGTCTTCGTCGCTTTCTAACTCTTCGGATGCTTCTATAACAATACCCGCTCTATAACCAGCCGATGTTTGGCTTGGAGCATCAATCAAAGAGTCAGCATCTGATGAACCTGGTGATTTCTGTTGGGCATTATCCTCAACATCACGATTTTGTTGTGATTCAGGACCGAGATCTGTCAATTTGTGGAATGGCTTTTTTCGGGTCTTTTCAAGAAGTTTTGCTTTTTCACTTCCTGGTTTTATACCTGGAAGGATAGCAGCAGGGGCATTGCCATTCTCAAATAACATCTTATCATCTTCAAAATTCATTTGTGGAAGATGTGTGGCGAGCTTAACAAAAACTTGCCGACGAAGTGCTCGTTTTTGCATTTCGTTTAGACCTGTTCGGCTAGCAAAATCTTGTAGAGCATCTTCTATATTGGCATAAGTTTCACGTCCCTCATTCTTTAAGCGTATGTGATTAATATAATTTGCTGTTATAATACGCTTTGCCATGGGGGAGTCAAGAAAATCGTTCAACCAATTACTCATCTTCTCTCCTCAATAAGATATTAACCTGCTCCGCTTCTTCACTATACCCTTGTTCGGTCAGATTGTCAGCAAACCTTTTCAGCCCCTCGACAAGATTTGCCTTGGTACCTCCTGGAAAGTTTCTATATGTACCATCTGAATTTCTATCTACATGTTGCCAATTTGGTGGATGTGGAAATTTACGCAATACTTCTCTTACCCAAGAAAATTGAGGATTACCCTTCAAAGATTCTTGGATGCAGAACGAATATTGTGCTGCTGAATCCCAACCCTTCGGTTCACCCTATGGCTTTCACCATAAGCCGGACTATACCACTATCTCTTTGGAGATACTCCTTGGTAGTCTCTGGGGCCCATTTTCATGTGCCTGCTGATTGTCCATTGTCACATCCTTTGAATTTTTACTCTTTGGTATCAAAGGCTTTAGGAGTTTCCAGCATATTCGGAGTTTGCTTACCACATCGCTATGGTAAGGGGCAAGCTATTTACCCAACATGTCATTAAAACTAAATTTTTGCATACCTCCCCCGATTAGCTATTTTATAGAGCATCGAACCCTCTATATAAGGGGCAATTAAATCGATAAGTTTTTCGGCTTCGGCTGCCAAGAACTTAATATAGGGATACCTTTTACCATTTTTATATTCAGCGGTATATTCAATCTTACAATTTACATTCCATACTTCTTTAAAATATTGAATGATGGCATTGTGTTCTTCAATGGAAAAATCACAGGTCATCAACCTAACACCACCATACTGAACTTTATGGGCATCATCTTGATACCAAATCGCGATGCCCAGAAGAGTTAACTTATTTAGACTATCCCGAGTTACATGCTTTTTGTCAGTGTAAAATTCCTTACGAAGAATTCCAAGACTTCGAAAAGAACTGGTATCTATGCGGCATTCTGTTTTACCCGTTTTTTTACTAATGGGGTACGAAAACCGAGGCTGCAACCTGACCAACTTATTTGCTTTCCATCTTAGGTATTGCTCTTGCTTAAGCCCATGTCCTTCAGCAAAATAAGATGTTATACTGCTTCTATTATATAAACCACCATCACCTAGAATACTACCTCTAATCACTTGTTCTTCTTCCTGTGTGAGATGGTCGTCAATTAAATCGAGATTATGCCCAACCCTGTTTGCATCTATAACACTTCTGGGTTGAATACCAAACTTCCTCATCCATCTATGGATTGTGATGCCACCAACCCCCACCTCTTTTCCTATTTCATGAGTTGATTTTCTATTCTGATTATATTCCTGTTCCAAGAAGATTTCAATCGGCAGCCCCACCTTCTCTTCGATCTGCCTGATTTTACGCATCCCCTTGTATTTATCCACAATTATTCCTCAATCCAATGTTCGTCGTACCCGTCTTCTTGTTCTATAATACCCAGCTGTTGTAGCTTATTTAGAAACCGACTCTCTTTGTAAAGATTTAACTTATGTCTAGTAATAATCTTGCGGAAAATAATATTAATGTCTGGATTGTTTTCGCGTCTGCAATGCTCCAAGAATTCCTCGGACAAGGAGTTATAAAATTCATCTTCATTTGGAGAAGCAGCAGCGAATGAGCCAATCACATATTGAGCACCTTGACCTGTTATTGTTCCTGGTTGTTCAATATATGATGCAACAGTAATATTTGATCTGCTTAATTCATCGAAATAAACATTAGCGAATACAAGAGCTTCATTATAATTTTCTGTTTTATGTGTGAAACCCTTGACATACCTATTTTGGGAGTCTGTTACAGAGACACGATAATAAAGTGTCTTTGCATCATCTTTGGCTTCTAAATTGACTGTGTAGTCTGGGTTTAACATAAAATGTTATGCAAAATATTGCTTAATCATATCAAAAGAACCTTCATTAGCAACGAAGGAACCGGTGATTGGGTAGCCCATGTCTCTCATTATTTGTTGTATTGAGAAAGTCTCACGTTCGTTAATATCAAACTTTGTGGCGAGTTTCTTAAATGTGTCTTCAATGTTCTTACCATTTGCTACCTTTGCATTTACACAAAGACGAGCAATGGCAAACAGGAATGGATCAACAACGTAAACGAATGCTGTTCCCTTTGATGCAGTCTTCAAAAGACCAGCCCGACTTGCTGCTGTTTTTAGTTGGTCTCTTACAACACTAACTGCTTCTTCTACCCTATCAAGAACTTCCAGCTGATTCATATTCAGTTCAGCGTGGTCGGCATCAGCAGTTGCTCCATCAATAATCTCTTTTTCAAGATTATCATAGAAGGCAATAGCTCGACGAAGACTATTAACATTAGAAGGAAGGATTTCTGGAGCAGAACGGGACAACTTCACACAATACTTCACAAAGTCGTCAGCGTTTGTCCAAGCACCCACCTGAATCAGCTGTTTGGATTCTACAGGAGAATCCTCAACAACCATAATATGTTCTTTTACATTATCTTCATCAACAACAATATCCTTTGGCTGAAGATCTTCTTCCCTGACTTCGATTGCCTTTTTTTCCATGATCAAACTCCTTGTCCTATTGTGATTTCCAAATTTATTTTAATTGGTGTTCCTACCAGTTCTTTACTTCTTCTGATTCTTCAGATGGACGCGCTCTTCCTTTTAATCCCTCACCTCGTCCAGGTACAGGTTTAGTAACTTTTGGGACCACTGGGGCAGCAGGTGTAGCAACAGGTGTACTCGTCATTTGACGAGCTGTATCTAGTAATTTTGTGAGTTGGTCTGGCTTTAAATTAAGTTTATTTAATTCCTCAACCAATTTAATTGAATCTGTTGGTATCAGTTGTGTCTTTTCCATTTCCCCTGTTGGCTGTTCTTCTTGGGCTTTTGGTGCTGTTGGCTGCTCTTCTGGTGTTGCCTCTGGTTGTGCTGCTGGTGCTAGAACCTGTAGTTGTGGCGAAAGTCCCTTCATATTATTCTGGAAAGCTTCTGTTGCTTGTCGGAAAGCTGGTATATATTTTGACAAATCACCCATATTTTTACCAGATGCCTGTAGAGCATCATAGGCAGCCTTTAATGTATTCACAAGATTCCAGTGGGCTTGAGCTTTTTCTTGATACTTTGGATCTAATATACTCTTCCACTTATCCTTGGTTTGTTGGAAGAACTGAGCAGTTTTAAGAACTTCTGTAATCTTATCAGCTACCTCAAATTCACCTTGCTCGTCCATTTTATCAGCAAGTTTAAGAAGTTGTGGAATAAGTGATGCTTTTAGGGCAGCACCTGGTTGAGCTGATTGAGCTGCTGGTTGAGTTACTGGTTGAGCTGCTGGCTGCTGACCTGCTGGTGCTGCTTTAAGAGTATCTGCTTTTTGTTGCCATCTACTTTGGACATCTTGTACTGCCTTATCAGCTGCTCCAAGAGCAGGACCAATACTATCTTGTATACTCTGAATGACTTGTTTTACTTCTTGGTCGTATTGGGGAGTACCTAACCGCTTATGAGCATCAGACAATCTCTTTAGAGCATCATTGATTTGCTTGACAAGGTCCCAGTGATTCTGGCGTACTTTTGTCATAGCACCACGGGTATCTTTGTCCATTTCCTTTTCAGTCTGATACCAATTCTTAAGTTGCTGCCCCTTCTCTTTCATCCATTGCCATTGTGCTTCTTTCTGGAGTACTTTATCAAGAGCATCAGCAAGTTCTGGATGTCCAGACTCGTCAAGTTGGTTTGCCAAAGCAATAATTCTTTGAATGGTTTCTGCTTTCTTCTTGTCGTGCTTCTCTTTCTTGAGACCTGTACTTTTTGTGCAGATGGCCCAAGCCTCTGATTCTGATTTACCTGAATCTTGCACTTTCTTTACACAGTCCATTAATTTCTTTGGCATAAACCCACTCCCTTATCCATATAAACTATAATAGCTAAAATCGTGGTATTGATAATAATTCCTATCCAAATTAACAGTATTAAACCCCTCAAACAACCTAGGATAGATAGGGCTACCTCTGTACATCTTTGGCATTGCTCGTCCAGAAACTTCAGTCCCAAAATTACAATTTACTGCTTCTTTTCCATCAAGAATTTGGGCAGCAAATGGACAGGGCTTACCTGTTCTGTATTTTTTAAATAGTCTTACATTTTGCTTAAATTCTGCTGGACGAGAATCCATTTCTTGGATTGCTTCTGCTCCAACACTTTCACAAGCGCTTGGAATTGGCAAACCAAATGGACATCTTTGTTCTGAATCTAGATTGTCTTTTCTTATAACTGCTTTCTTGCAAAAACCACAAACTGAAGCAAGATTGTGCTTGATTTTATACATTGACAAAATAGAATCAATAGCACTTTGTTGCTCAAATGCCTCAATCTCAATCACCTTATCAAGTTCGTCTGATATTTCTTTTTGTCCTAACCTATCAAGTGTGTCAGATATTTTAATTAAATTGTCAAATGATCCTGTATAAATTTGAACATTTTCTTCTAGAGAAACATTATCTTCTTGCTTTATTTCTAACCCTATTTTAAGGGCAACATCTTCTATTTGTTGAGCGACAGAGTGTAATCCCTTAGCATCAACAATGTTAGCAATAGAGATAAGTTTCTGCTTATCCATCAAATTATACTCTTGGTTGTGTTGGGACTGGTGGAGCAGACATTCCTGGTCTTCCTTCTGGTCTTATAGGAAGTTCTCGAGGTTTTGACACCTGCTTTCTCTGTCTTGGTACCTGACCCAACGAAGTATATACTTCCACCAATTTCTTGTGGATTCCATCAATGTCGTCTAGTTCTTTTTTAATGATGTCAAGAATAGTGTCAGCTTCTGAATTGCGACCAAGAGCGATTAGATGACCACGAATTTTCATCATATTATCAAGATGGACACCATAATTAAAAGCATCTAACTCTTCTTTTATCATTTCCATTATTGAGCCTAGGTTACCACTTGCTACTTCTTCTTCTGCTGCTTTTTTTGTTAGTGGTGTTTTGCCAAAAGAAGCAATAATAGAAACACTTCCTGCCATTATGTCTGCTATCTCAACCAGACCAGCCTTGCGGAAGATACCATTTGCTCTATTGTGACGAGCCTCCATCAATTGAGGACGATTAAGAAGATTTACTTCTTCCTTTAGTTTTTGGAGAATACGACCAATATAAAGAGCTTTATCATTACTACCAGCAAGTAGTCCCTCGTCAATCATTTTATTGAGGAGACGCTCGGCAGAGTTGATTCTAGAACGCAGCTTTTTCTTCAACTCATTTAGTTGCCCTTCTTGATTGGCAGCATTATAATCGTAAGCTGTTTTTTCCATGCTCATGTTATGTTGTCCTCGCTTATTGGTCTGTGTTAGTCTCCACCAATCTTTGAAACTATTTTGTTCCTGAAAATCCCACTTTTGAGTGAAATGATCAATTAACTTATCCATAGTATAATCTTTATAAAGTCTAGCAGCCATTTTGACTTTAATAGATGTTTCCTTCCACTTCTTTAAGTCGAAGGGAGGTTTTGGAGCACCTCTAAATCCTGTTGGATAAGCTTCTCGGTCCATCATTAGGCCTTAATGTTTATGTTGACTTTCGGAGTATCATCTTCATCGTCTTCGTCGTTATCTTCAACTTCTTCTGCAAATTGTTGCTCATCTATACGAGCAGCTTGCATCTTCTCTGACATCTTATCCATAAAAGTTGACCAAATGTCAGGGCATAATTCACAGATTGTTTCGCGAAGTGCTGTCTTTATAATCTGAATTTCACGAGTGATACGACCAATGTCTATATTTACATTTGTTTGTTGGTCGTTCTTTAATTTTTGTTCCATGTCAAAGGCATCTTTTAAGATAGCTCGCATGGCATTAAGTTGTTCTGTTATTACTTTTTCATTTAAATGGAATATCTTTTCACCTTCCATTATAGTAAGACGCTCTTGAAGTTTAAAATATATCTCTTCTAATCTTTGATTTGTGTTACTTATTTGTAGAGCGTAATTTTCGGCATACTTTGCTTTTGCTACTTGGTAGGCTGGTTCAGCATGGGCAACCTCAACAGCACGACGCTTTTTTTCTTCGTCTAACTTTACTTTTCGTTCTTTTTTAAGGTCAGCTAGTACTTCACCTTCAAGATTTAAGAAATTTTGTCGGTAAGCATTCAGGGTCATTTTATTGACCCATAACTTCTTATTCTTGGAAAATTTTTGTTTGAGCCAATTAGCGACAGCTTCTACTGATTCACCCGCCAAGAGTCTTTCATCTATTTCATCCTTTGAGGGATGTTTTCTTACTGATGCACCTGTGGCAGGATTGCTTTTTCTTTTTTCTTGACTTTCTTCGGTCATATTTAACCTTATTGTTGCACCCCTTGTCCTGGGATTGGTGCTGGTGGTACATTCATTTCATCGTGTACTTCTATTGTCTTTGGTTGCTCTGGAACTGCTTTGCTTGACTTCTCAATGAAGTCGTATGCTTCCTTGGCAGCAATCATCAATGCCTTACCTTGGAATACACCATCGACAATTAAGCCAAGTACTTTTTTGGAATCTTCTTCACCACGAAGAGCCAAATCAATATCACGAGCTAATCTGTATTCCAAATTGGTATAGGCTTTCTTTGTAAAGTGTTTCACACTACCCTTCATTAGGAAGGGATGTGGACTTTGATAAAACTCTGGAAAATCTGGTGTCATTTCAGCAACATTACCACCATTGTGTTCTTTGCCATCGTGGGTTTTAAAGCCCTTCTCATAATCGTAAATTTCACGATCAAGTGGGCACTGGAAGACACTATCAGCTATACGATAAAGCGAAACACCAGGATGGTCTGGACAATAACGACTATGACGAATTGTTGGGGCAAACATCTTATCCATAATGCCAAGCGATTCTGCCTTCTTGGTGAATGGTTGGAAGCTTGCTTTCTTTTCTTTCTTGTCATCAGAATAAAGTTTTTCTGTTTCTTGATACTTTGTGTCTTTGTTCTCCTTGTACTCTGGACATTTCTTGTTTTCGAAGGATTGTTGATTTGGAGTATCAAGGAACCCCTTTTGAGGGAAGGTCTTATTCCAATTTGGATTGGTTTGATTCTGAACACCAATCTTTGCCTCAACATCGTGTCCATCTGTATAACTGAACACTTCACCCTTCATTGGGCATTGATAGACACCATCTTTTACCCGACGCATCATAACGCCAGGATGTTCTGGACAATAACGAGTCCATTCGAATGGTTCAGCATAAATACCAACGCTCTTTCGACCAATTGGTTCATATACAGTATCTGCTGTCTTTACCTGTTTATTGCTATTACCAACACTCCAACCCTCACCCTTTGCCTTATTAATTTCAGTTAGAGGATTTGGATAGTCAATACCAACAACTCGGCTACCATTAAAGTCAATCCAACTTGCGACTGCCTCTGCTGTAACCTTTACTACCGCATCGCCAACCTCTAGAATACGGAACCTATTAGTCTTCATCCAGTTCTTTACGAAACGTATGAAGTCTGAACCAACAGGAACACCTGCTGGAACTTTTGGCTGTACATCAGGATTCCACTTTTGAGCTGCTTCTTGGAGCCAAGCAGTTCCAATCTCAGCAACAAGTGAGTCCTGAGTGTCGGCCATTTGAGCCAACTTCCTTCTCTTCTCAGCACGAACTCTCAGTTCTTCTTTGTCCATGGACTCACCTCTCATTATGTCATTTTGATTTGATTTGTAATGATGACACCTTTATACGAATCATCATGTTGTCGGTTCCACTCCAAATGTGCTCTTGTGCAAACACCGGCTTTCTTTACGATGTTGCTGCACTGTGTATGAAGTAGGTTGCAGTAATCAGATGCAGATTTGTGCATTGATGCGATTGTTGCACCGCGTGGTTTGTAATACTTGCACTGACTACAGCGAGCATTATAATCTACAGATGCTTGTGTAATCCATTCTTGATAATCGGCAACTGCTGCATTGTGTGCATCAACACCAAACTTATCTTGAATTAGAGTCAGCGCTTCACGAGCCACATTATGTTTCCTATCAAAAGTGGCTTTGTGAATAATCTTGCGAAGACTATTATAATCCATATCTACTAGTACCGAACTATATCGTGAAATCTCGACCAATTCTTCTTTATTAAGCATTGCCTCTACTTGATGTGGCTCAATATTACGAACTTCACCATCATCAGCAATAAACATTGAGGGGAACAAAACATTACCTTCGGCTACTTCTACGGGAACCGAAACCTCAACCTTCCCTCTCTTTGTCCAAAGAGTAGCATCGTAAGTCATACCCTTTGTGTGGTCACCAGCAAAACAGACATCACTCTTAACACCAATCTTCTTGAACTCGTTAGCAACTAGGTCACGACCAAGTCCAATTGCTTGTTCAGTGTAACGGGAGGCTTTACGAATAACAGCATCTTCTAGGATTTTCTCGACATTAGCTAATTCGGGATTAATTGAGGAGAGTTTTGCAGGAACGATCTCTTGTACATAGGCTTGGATTTCATCAATCTCAATAGCACCTTCTTTTGGGTCACGAACAGTATCAGAAGTTAGATTATGCCGGATAGCATTAGCAGCTTCTAGGTCTGATTGTTTGCGAGACTCAGTGGCGTCATCAAGCAGTTTTTCCATACCAGCCTCATTAAAGGCATAGGCATTTTGACCAGCCAAATCAACGAATAGTTCTGGAACCTCTGGCTGACCAGCATTGATAACAATAGGCACATTGATATGAACAGTGCCAGTTGTGGTTGGGAAAGAGGCTAGATAGAGTAACCCCTTGGTAGTTCCAACCTTCAAAGAGGTTCGAACATTCTTACAACCAATGGTTTCTAGTTGAGTCTTTACTAACTCACTACCAGCCTTAATTATTTGTGGATTATAGGAAGCCAGAGCAGGAGTAGGAACGACTTTGTCAATTCCTAGAACCTCTACAGGCTGATCAAGAGCAGCTTGGTGCTCATCAACCTCAATTGACTCCTGCTTTGCAGTCGAAAGATCTCGCTCTGCAGTCGTATAGGGAATCCGACGCTTCTCGAAGGGATTGCTCGCCTTCTTAACCTCCACATCAGGAAGAAGGTCTGCACAAACCTCTTTGAATGGGGTCTGTGGATTAAGATTCACAAAACTGTTGTACAGTTTGAAAATCTCCTCAGCTGTAATCACACGAGCTGGTTCTCTTTTAGCAATTGCCTCTAGAGCACCACCAACATTGCGAATGACGGGGTCAAAACGATACTTATCCTCCATGCTAGCAAACCGCTTCACAAGACTATCAACAGGAAAAGTCCTGTTAGCGTCTAGTATTAGCAAATCGACCAAGCCTTGGATAATCTCTTTTGTGTTATCCATTGAAAACTCCTCCTTTACCTAGAGATGCTATCCGTTGCACCATGTGCAATCGTCTTTTTCTGTTCGCTGTTATATTGCGCCTAGTTATTAGTATCTGTAATCTTGCTTCTGTGTCACTTGTCTGTGGCTTTGTGGTTTCTTCAAGATCTAATTTTACAAGCCTTTCATATTCTCTTTGTGCTTCTTCAGTAGATAATTGTTTCCAAGGTAGTTCCTCAAGTTTATCTACGACCTCTTGCAGATTACTCATAGCAGGAAGCAAAAAAGCTTTTACACCAGATGTCAAGTAAGGACCAGGATATCCTTCAGAACCGAATGTTGATTCTAGAATCCGAACCTCATCACTCAAAGCTTGATATAATACTGGTTTTATAATTTTTCTACCTCGTTCTGACTTTATCTTTGATGCTAAACCATTAGAAGCATCTAGAATAGCATTGCCCCCACTGGTGGTGAAGTAACTGTATACAAGATTGTATATTAAAGAAGACGCTTCATTTAAAAGCTTTATAATTGCATTGATTTCTGGAATTCCTGCTTCTGCTGTCCGTTTTATTCTCTTTTCTATTTGGGCCTTGATTGACTCAAGTTTATCTTTAATGTCTTTTGGAAGTTTGTCATATCCCTCTGGGTCTTCTCTGCGTATTCTATCCAACTCATTTCTTAGCTTATTCTCGGGACCATAATAAGTTTTGGGAAGATTTCGGTGACGCTTATATTCTTTTTCTTGTTGCTTTTGCTCAAGTGCATAGGGATACATTTCTCTGTACCACTTGGTTTTTTCCATAAACTCTTTTAGGGAGTCAATCCAAGTTCTTTCCATGCTCTTGGCAATATCCATACCCTCTATTGTTATTTTACTGAACCTCTTGACCCATTCATTAGATTGATGCAATGCTTTAATAGCATCATCAACAGAATGTGACACTATTCTCTTGGTTGCCTCATCAAGTGGATCTTCTTGTGAAACAACTATTGCCTCTATTAACTCGTCTTTTCTTTGTTCCATATAACCAAGAGATTCTGTAAGACTATCAATAACCTTCTCAAGTTCTGTTTGTACAATGTTCAGATGTTGTGATAAACTTAAATTTTTAGTCATAGTTTATAACTCGTAATTTAGTAAACCATTAAAAGCCTTTAGAATATTATCATAGGCTTGTGAGAATGGCTTTCCTCCACTTTCGGTGGGTGATAAATAATAAACTACTGTATTGGCCATAGCGGTAATATATTCCCTATACCATATTCCCCACACTACCTGATTTCGTACATTGTCTTTCTCTTCTTTTATCTCATCAAATTGATTTTGCTGTTCTTTATATTTCTCTTCTCTGGACCGAATACTATTAAGATGTTGTTGCTCAAAGGCATAAATATTTTCTTGAAGTATTTTGAGTGCCTCTTGAGAAATATTGGGTTTGTAGTTTGTATTGTTAGATCTCAGATTTAAATATTCTGAAAATGTGTGTGTTGTACTTGTCAGTCCTTTTACATAGCTATCAAACCACTCTTGAAGATTAGCTACTTCTTTTTCTATAATTTCACAACGCTCATGTGTAGCAGATTCAGCATACCCTGCACCACCTGTGGGGAGTGTGTATCTCCTTGACATTCCCTTTATAAGGGCATCGTTTGTGTTATAATTTTCGTATGCCTTTCTTTTTGTTCCTGCTGCCCATTCAGCTTGGTCAGTTTCTACCTCTACTTCTGCCTCTTTTCCGCCTTTTGCTTGGAACTCCTGTTGTTGTTGATTGATTTTAGCTGCGAGTGCCTCAAAAGATGTTTTCATTACTCTGATGCGTTGTAGGTTATCTTTTTCTAATTGATAAGACCTCTTAGTCTTAGGCAAACCTTCCCGAAGATTATCAAACTTAACCTGATTCTCTTCTCCTATTACATCATTTACTTCATGCTCTACCTTTTCTACCGCTTGTTTAAAAGGTCGTAGCCTCTTTTCCTCATACATTTTATAAACTATTTTAAATAGTGGTGAGTCTGGATCAGCCTCTTGAGGAATAGAGTCTGTAAATTTCACTAATTTTTCTTGTACTTGCTTTGTGTTGTGTTCTTTTATCGAAATACCAATATCATTGAGATCATTTATCATTGATAGTAATGAATTTTCTATCTCTTCACCTATTTCTTGTTTAAGTCTATCTTCACGACTTATATCACGAGAACGCACCCAAATAAGCATTTCGCGTAATGCACTTACGGTATCAACAAGTGAATCAAGAGACCGACTAACACTTTGCTCCTCTGAACGAGCTGAATAAACTCCTCCCAGCATTCGTCCAATCCCAGCAACTTCATTCATAAATTTACGATATTTTGCATCGTATTTTGTACCACGCATATCTTCTTCGTAAATTGGTCTCATGACACGAGTTACTATTTCCTCTATGGATTTTTGAACTCTTGTGATTACTTCTTGTTTTGTTAAGTCCATAGTGGAGATATCAACTAGGGGAATGTTTAGGTCTTCTTTTATTGTCTCACCAGAGCCATATTTACGAGCTACCAATAAAATCTTTGCTAGTTTAGCCAGTAAAAACTTTTCACGAGCACTGAGAACACCTGCTCTCTTTGATATGATTCTATCAAGAAGATTTGCTTCCTTGTGGAATCCAAGAGCATCAATTCTGTCAGCTATTTTTACCAGACTCTCAAACTTCATATTACTTTTTTCTTGCGATCAATCCTTGCGGTGTTTGTATGAGTTCCACTATACCCTGCTTTTCATATTCACGGGCTTTATCTAGGTTTAAATCACTACCCTGATAGGTGTTGCCAACAAAGAATGGTACTCCCTTTCCCTCTACACCCTTGGGGGCTATGGGAAGTTCGTGAATATCATCAATACGAGTCTTGTATGACTTTTGAGCCTTAACTTGATGTACCAAACATCCTGGTGTATTACAAAGAACATCATTGAGACCAATATAAACTGGCTTGCCACCACAATTTGGACACTTGTCAGTAGCAAGGGCAATAACTGATTTTACAAATCGTGCATCTTGTGTTTTATTGAGAAGATAATTTTGGAAGACTGCAATTGTATTCTTGTCAAATCCATAGTCTTTACCTGCAAACTTGCATAGAGGCATACCACGGAATGAAAGAGTTACACTCTCTTTCGAAGAGTCAGCATTCGCTGCCCACTCATTAGAAGATTCCACTGCTAGGCCTTCTGTCTCTGTTCGGGCAATGTAATCAAGTCCATCTTCACCTTTTTGAATTTTCCAAATACAATTATCAACCACATCCCTAAATAGATTGGGACCAATGGCTGCAAATCGGGCACTACCTGCAACTTCCTTCAAAGGAATTTTTCCTTTTAAAGCTTCTTTTTTCAAAGAGCCCTGAAGATGACCCAGGTCCAATTCCAAGTCTTTTCTAGGCATCCTATCTCCTTCTCACACAAGATGTTAAACCACTATTCATAAGACAATAATACCACTAACTAGGAAGTGGTCCATTATTAGCGAGTATTATCGATAGTTTGAAGGAGTTTAAGGAAAAAATTCGATATGTTTTATTAGGGCACAGGTGGGTCCTTATCTCGTTTATCATCAAAATCCACAAACCAGTCGTCGAAATTCTTGAGATAATCAATGGCAATGTCAACATCATCTTTTTCGAGTTTCTTTAAATCTGTTATGACTTGACGACAAATAGCATCACGAACACAAATTTTCTTTAATTTTCTTTCAATACCACCATGATGTTTGCCATGAACTTTTGATTTGATGCCCTTTATGGCATAGGCTATGCTTGTGTATCCTGATCTATCACTCGAATAGCGTTCCCCTAGAATTGTGGCTATTTCTTGATAGGTCTTACCCTTGCGCATTAGGAAGAATACATGCTTTTGATGTGTTGTGAAGAAATTCTCAACCAGATGGAGTAAACGCTGAAATAGTTGATGGCGCGCCCGTGAGCGAGCCTCTTTAATTATTGCTACCTGTTCAGAACGAAGTATATTTTGCTCTGGACCTACATAATTATTTAAATCTCTTGGATCACAACAAATTTCCTTCCATTTGAACTGCCCATAGAATTCGTTTTCATCACTAGGGTCAAAATGTGGTGTCTTCACCTTCTTCTCCCTTATATCTCTTTAAGTAGCACTTGCTAACAACTGATGGTATGCTGTTGCACCTTGGGTACGAAGGAATGTGTCAACATCGTCTCCATCAGGTAAGCTGGCCGCTTTAATGGTTAGTCCTTTAATTTCTTTTGATTTTATTTTTTCTGTAGCTTTTCGTCCTGCCTCATCTCCATCAAAAGCTATGATTATTTCTTTGGTGAAACGAGATAGAATTTTGATCTGTTGAGCAGTCAGGCTAGAACCGACAACTCCTACTGTGTTTGTGAAGCCAAACTGATGTGATATTATAACATCAAATTGGCCCTCAACAGCAATAGCCACTTTTTGTTTTTGTATAATAGGAGCTGCTCTATTTATACCATAGAGGAACGAACCTTTCTCAAAAGTAATATGCCAGTATTTACGAAGATTTTTGCTCTTGATTACATCGTTTGATTGTATAGGTCTGAATGATACAGACTTCACCTTTCCGTATTGATTTATAAAAGGAAAAGCGATACAATTACGAGTAAGACTATGGACATTTCCCTCATCTGATTCAAATATGACTCCTGCTTTGAGAAGTTCTTCCTTTCCCAAAGCCGAAACCATTTCCTCAACCTCAAAAGGAGAAAATCCAAGCTCAAATGCCTCAATAAATTCATCAGAGACAGCACGACCAGCCAAGTATTGTCTGGCAGTGCTGTTCAGTTTATTACGGCAGTATTGAGCAACTTGGGAGAGAATCATGACTTGACAATCATTCCCTGTATCTTCATTGTCTCTCGCATAAATGGTGAAACATTCATTTCGTCACCACAAACTTGACAAATAACCCTGTCACCTGTTACAGCAACAAGACCTTGTCTTCGTTCTTTGCATTTTGGACAAGGGAATGAGAAGCTTTGTTTACCTTCTTCTACATATTCGCGAAGATTCCTCATAGCATTGACTGCTTGGACTGTAATCTTTGTAATTACCTGACCACATTCCATACAAATCGGTTCACCAGTCTTTTTATTAACTCTGGCATCTGTTGTTTGATTGCACTTATCACATAATACTAACATATTATTCCTCCAGCTTTAGAAACTCTTCGTCCTTACCGATTATCTCATCGGAATCAGAATCGTCACCTTCTGCTGCTGATTCTGGAGCACGAACGACACCATTCTTCATGGCTTCTTTTACTTTCACTTCAAGGTCTTTGACAACTTCTGGATTCTTCTTCAGATATTCAGCCACTGCGTCTTGACCACGGAAAGTCTCTTTACCAATGGCATAGGTACTCTTATTCACCCTCACGATTATACCAGTCTGTAATCCAACTGTCATGATTTCGTCTGTCCAATCGATTCCCTGACTATAGAAGATTGTAAACTCGACATCAACACCCTGAGCTGTTGATACCTTATTCTTCTTTACCTTGGCGCGGATTCTGTGACCGATTAGTCTTTCACCCTCTTTAATATCAGAACCACCAACTCGGGTAACTCCAATACGAACTGACGCACCATGCTTCAAAGCACGACCGCCTGGTGTGGTCTCTGGATTGCCGTAGCCGCCAATCTTGTCACGAAGTTGATTAATAAATAGACCTGTAACACCTTGTTCGTGAAATAGGGGTGTCATTTTACGAAGAGCAACTGTAAGAATGCGAGCGTGTGTTCCTATTGTTGCCTCACCAATCTCCTTGTCACTTTCAGCCTTTGTCGGAAGAGAAGGAACCGAATCAAATACAATTAGTCCTACCTCACCAGATTTGGCAAGCAACATAATAATATTGAGAGCTTCTTCAAATGAATCAGGTTGAGCAATCAAAAGCTCATCAACATTGATGCCAAGTTGAGTACACCATCGGCGGTCAAGCGTATGTTCAGCGTCGATGAAAGCACATTTAATACCTTGCTTTTGAGCTTGCTTGATAGCCATCAAACACAAGAATGACTTACCACCTGATTCTGGACCCGATACTTCAATAATACGACCCTTTGGATAGCCACCAACAAGAAGAGCAGCATCAAGTGCCAAGCTTCCAGTTGGAATAGTTTCTACTTCAAGAGCTATCTTTTCACTACCCTTGAACACCGATGTTTCACCGTACTTTTTCTTAATTGCTTGCAACGCTGATTCTAATGCCTTACCCATACTTCTTACTCCTCGTTAAATATATCTTCAATTAGTTTTTCAAAGACAGCAAGATCAAAATCTTCAATAAGCACCTTTTCAAGTTCAGATAGTTGAGAAGGTGACATCAACTCTCCATAGCGTTCTTTCAAACAATCGAATAAGACAACTCTTCCTGCTTCACTACTCAAAGCAAGATTCCACATTTGCTGTTTTTCCTCGTCTGTAAAAGCCATACTTCTTACTCCTCTTTGTTGTCCCAATCATGGGCCCAGAATATACTCTTAACCAACTCCCACTTACCCAGTGTAAGTCTGCTGGTGAGACCATTTCTCCAACCAAGATGGAGACCAAGAGTAAGCCACTTTTCCTCCTTATGAGTTGTTAATCCATAATGGAAACCCAGCTTTCCTATGCGAAAGACTATAAATCTATCATTCTCATATCTACCAAGAAACTTATCACCCCAGCACTGAAACCAGCCCCATTTACACTTATACTCAAACATTTGTTCCCTCCAAAATAGTTTCCAAAATATCTACTTACATTAAGTATAGATACTTTTTATAGTTTGTCATTCTCTTTTTCTTTTGCTTCCCTGACATCTTTATGGGTTATCAACTCCTTACAATGTGGACATTTCATTATGACATCGTCAGAAGTGTCTCGCCACCATTGGGAATCGGCTTTTATGAGTGGGTCAACATCTGGAATGCTGTTTTCCAATCTATGAAGCTTTCCATAATAATGACCTCGCTCTTTGTTGGTAAGTCTATACTGATTTTCTTTGTACCAGGCAGTCAATTCTTCTACATTATTGTGCGAGTTGATAAAGTCCAAAGGTTGAAGCGCCTTGAGAGGACCACGCTTGACAATTAGAGTGATTAGATTTTCAAGTGGAAGAGCAATAAAGTGTTCTTTGTAATCTTCCCACAAGAAGCAAACCAAAGATTCATCATCAAGCCACTTACGATAGAAGGTAAATAGGGTACCGCCAGTTGCTATATAACGTGGAGTGGCAACGAATGAAGGGTCAAGAGTCTTGTAGTATATTTCTGGAACTAAAGCGTAATGTGGACTTCTTCCAAAAGCAAACACCAAAAACTCGTCGTTACTGAAGTCTATCTTATTAATCCACTTCCTTTGCAGTTTGTGAGTCGCATCTTCTGCTGTCTTCTTACATTCAATCTGTAAAAAGATGCCATCTTTGCTTGCTCGAACATCATGCTTACCTGTTGTTTCGGCAATTTGTTGGCTTGCTCCTGAAAGTGGGTTGCGGTGTGCATCCCAACAATGGTCGATGAACCATTGTTTTACTCTATATTCATAGTTTGAACCTCTACCTTTTGGAGCGTGACCACCTGGACTCATTACTGACCTCCTATAATAATAGCCCCTTGACAAGGAGTCTATCAGCATAGTCACCAGATTTGTCATTAAAAAAATAGGAGCCCTCATTTTATTGAGGGCTCCCTTGGTTTATTGTGGTACCTTATTGGGTACCATTGGGATTGGGAATACTAAATCACAGCCTATCAAGGTCGAGGAAATCCTTCTCATTATCTAGAAGGTTTTGGTCTTCCTCTTCAGCAACTGGTTGAGTAGCAGCAGCCTCTGGGGCTTTCTTGGTATCAACTTCATTGATAATGTTCATGATACGCTCTGCTGTCCAGGACTGGCAGAACTTCTTCATATCAATAAAAGTCTCATTACCTTCAACAGCTGAATCCTTTACCATCTTAATCTCTTCTGGTGTAAGAGCCTGTGGGGCTTTCTCACTACCAAGAGCCTGAACGGTATAGGTTGGGGACTTGGAGTTTTTTGGACCCTTGATTACTAGAATGTCATACTTGGAAATATTTCCAAAGTTTTCCTTATCCTCATGGAGTGTCTTGATTTGAGCCATAACCTGTGAGCCAGCGTCTAGAATCTTCAAAGACGTTGTCTTCTTGACTGGGTCACGGAACAAAACCTTAAACAGCCACTTCAGTTGTGGACCCTTGTTTTCCTTGAGACACACTGGGTCTGTTCCATCTAGTGTGGCATTTACTTTACGATTCTTACCACTCTTTGTCTTTACCCAGTGACAGTAGTATTGATGTGGCTTGGAAGCGATACGCATACGATACTTACCCTCTTCCTTCATATTTAGGAAGATGCTTTCGCCGTTTCCACTTCCACTACCGTTACCTTGCTTGACCTCAACTTCATCCCAACTAACTTCGCCGAGCTTCTTACCGTTTGTCATAAATGAATCCTCCATTATGAAAATGGGTTTAAAGAATTGATTGACGTTTTAAAAAATTAAACGTCAATATTAAAATCGTCTTCTACATTAATCGAATCTAAACTGGATTTGTCATGCGATTTTTCTATACTGCTCTGACCCACTTGCTTTCCTGTTTCTGATAACGGGTCAAAATCGTCAACACCTTCCCACCCACTCTTGCTTCGGTTCTCAACATGAGACTTCAAAAGGTCCTTACATAGAACATGGGCTTTGATTAGATTCTCATACTTTTGCTTTATCCATACCAAAAATGCCTCTGCTTCTGTGTGAGCATTTGTGGCTTCAACATACTTGGGGTCATTACTGTAGGTTTCACGAGCCGTTGTTGCTGGTGTACCCTTGGCAATCTTACCCTCTATTGCGTCTGCTTTCTTTGACTTCCTTTCGGCATCTTTATTACCAACCAATCTAACTGCCTGGCTGATTAGTTCGCCACAATAATCAGCACACCGCAGAAAAATAGTAGCTAACCTTTCTGCTTCATTTAAATCGATAGAGCCATCTTTGGGAACCTTATGGCTTACATCCTGGATATAACCAACATCAATATTCATTGGATTTAAGCCTTCAACCTTTATGAGGTCGCCAAGACGAACTACATTGTCTGCCATATTACTTTTCTTCTTTCTTGTTTTGTCTTTCTTGCCTGTCATAGACATATCCCAAGACAGGAAGAACGATAAAAATAAACACAGCGGCCATCAGTAATACTACATCTGTAACCCAGTTATCCACATTACTTGCTCCTTGTAATGCCCTTATTATTTCCACGAACGATTGGACCACTCTTTAATACTTTTGGAAGTGTCTTGCTCTTTAGAGCATCTATTTTAGCTGCCGTCTCTGGGTCTGCTTCACTTCCAAAAATACGAGCTGCTTCTTCTGGAGAAACATTATCGTCAGCCACTTCTGTATCGTCCTCCATTCGTACTACTTGTGTGTCTTGCTCAAATGCTTTCTCATAAATACTCATTACATTTTGTGGAACTCCTGCTTCTTGCATTGCTTCTGCACGAGCTTCGCGACGAAGTTTTTCACGACTTGCAGCATCACTCAAACTTCGTGAAGAACCAGTTTTTTCCACGACTGGCTGTGATGTAGAGCGTACTTTTATGGTAGGCAATCTTCCATCGGACGATTTAGTGGAATTGACATCCAAAACAACCAACTCGTCAGCATTCACTACCTCTTCGCCAATCTTTGTGAACTTGAAATGCTTTGACAATTCATCAATCACACGCTTACGAATCTTGGCATCAACATCGCTCTTATTTGTAAACTTTGC